TATGAATGAATCCAATTAACCATACTTAACAGAAAACTTTTAAAAATAAAAATATGGGATTATTTGATAGCATAAAGAAATACGCACCACTAGGAATAGTAGGCAGTAAATTATTAGATGGAGGGGCTAAATCTGCAAAAGCACCTGGAATGGATATTGCAGGAGATATTCAAAAATATGTTTCTGGCTATGGAAAGGCATTACCTAATGTTCTTTCATTGGAAACACAATATCGCCCAGAGTTTCTTGGACGAAATTTGGCTGATGTTCAAGGATTTTTACAAGGTTCGCAAGGTCAACAAGGATTGTATGCACTTGGTAGAACAGCACAACAAGAGGCTGGTGCAGGGCTTGCAGAGGCTAGAGCAGCCGAGCTTGCTTCGATGACAGGTCAAGCCCCTGCTTTCCGTCAGTTTGCACAAGCACTTTCGCCAGAAGCACAAGCCCAAGTTGAGGCCGCACAAATAGAAGCAGAAAGAGCTAGGGCATCAGCACAAGGAGTTACTCCTCAAGAACAACGGATGTATCAGCAAACTGCTCGTGAAGCAGCACAGGCATCTGGGCGACTTGGTGGTAATGCAGCTTTTGCATCAGAGGTTATGGGAAGGGAAAATGTTCTTGCTCGCAAACGCGCTGAAGCAGACGCAGCTCGCACAGGGGCGTTTAATATGGCTCAGAGCTTTTACACAGCACCTGGTTTGCAAGCCCTTGGCAATGCACCACTTTCTTATCAAGCAGGTCAGAACCAACTTCAATTAGGTCTTGGTGCTATTGGTAGTGCAGTTCCACAAATGATTAACCCAGATGTAGGTGTTAATATCGGTATGCAACAACGTGCTATGCAACAACAAGCCGCCGCAGCAAATGCTGCTGCTAGTGCGTCTAGGACATCTGGACTTATGGGAATGTTTGGTTCTGCTGCGGCTGCTGCTATTCCACTTATGTTTTCAGACAAACGCCTTAAAACAGATATTAAAAAAGTTGGCAAAACAAATGAAGGCTTGCCTGTTTATACTTACAAATACAAAGGTGATGATACAACCCAAATGGGTGTAATGGCTCAGGATGTTGAAAAGAAAACACCTTCGGCCGTAAAAACACTTGGTGGGTTCAAAGCTGTTGATTACACGAAAGTAAAATAATATGGCATACGGATCAGGACGACAACTAGGAGAAACCATTAACCCACAGTTAATGAATGTGGACTTTAGCGCATACGAACGTGCTGGGGCTACAACTGGAAATGCCTTGGCTAACTTAGGGCAGCAGGTTGGTGGAGTTATTAAGCAATACGGGGAAGATGAAAAAACAATTAAGAAAGCACAGCAGACCGCTAAATCTATTGCTAATCTTATCCCAGAGTTTTCTGGAATAGCTACTAATGCCTTAAATGAACTTAATAACCCAGATCTTTCACAGCGTGATCGTTTGGCTATTGCTGAAGGTATTCAAGATTCTCTTAGAATTGGGGTCATGGGCTTAGGAATTAAACAAGATGCCCGTGATTTTGATTTTCGTGAAAGACAACTTGCATCCGAACTTGGATTAAAACAAAGAGAATTAGACCTTAGATCAAAAGGAACGGCAAGAAACATAATGACCGCCGATCAACTTCAGCAACAAATTTCTAGTGGAGCAAAAGTTAAATACATACCACTTGGGAATGGTATGTATGAGGTTGAAAGTGCCACCGCTAATGAAGTCCCTATGTTTGGCAATGTTATGGTTGGCCCTGATGGTCAAATTCAACAAGCTCCATCTAGCGGTGGCAGCATCCGTATTCCAGGCGCAGGTGGTCAAATTCAAAACGCACTTCCGCAAACACAAGGGGGTTCTTTCCCAAGTGGTAAAAACGCTGCTGAAATGACCGATGAGGAAATTCAAGCGATGGTTGCAAACACCCCACAACTCGGTGGTGTTGCTCCTAACTACGGTAATTTCGACCAAGCCACGCAAGGTGTTGATGTTGACGGCAATCCAGGCGTGTTGCCACCAAGACAACAAGCGGCACAGCAAATTCAGCAAGCACAAAGCTTAGTTCCTAATGCTCCAGTTCCTAAAGGTGATGTATTTACCGCAGAGGGTGGGCAAGTTGGGGTTACTAGGTTACCCAATAGCACTCCAGAAGTAGAATATCAAAACAAGGCTTTAGATGCACAAATTAAAATGCAGAATCTAGCCAAAGCAAGTGCTGAAACCAAAGACCTTCAAGAAAAGCAAAAGTTACAAGATGAAAGTAAAAAATTATTTTCTTCATATATTGGAGAAATGGTTGGGGCTTATTCCAAACTATACAAAGGTAAAGGTGCTGTCGCTGGCGGAGAAAGCGGTATTCTGGAATACATGGCTAATACTCCATCTGGACAAAATCTAGGCAGGGCGATGGGTTCAGAAAATCAAGTTTACAGAGATGTAATTAACGGAATGTCACCTAACGTAATTAACGTAATTAGACAAGCATCTGAAATGGGGGCTAAAGGGCTGGATTCCGAAAAAGAACTAGCTTTCTACCTTGGAGCATTAGGTGATCCTATGCGTCCAGTTGAGGCAAACATTAAAGCACTTGATATTCTTGATAAAGCATACGGTGAAGGGACTGCTGTTCAACAAATGCTTAAAGATAATCCTGCACTTAAAGCCAAGGTTGAAAAAACTAAACTTGAATTTGGAGAGAAGGAATCAACTACTAAGACAGAATTATTCAAGTTAACACCACTGGATGAAGATATTGATAATTTCTTAAACCAATAATCATGCCTAACGAACTAAAAGATCAATTTATGGAGCGGCTAAACTCCATAAACGAGAAGAAACGCCAACTACTTACTAAGGGTAAAGAATACCAAAGCAGTGGTGATGTTGGAAACGCTGATAAGGCAAAAGGTTATTTGCGTGGTTTAAGGGAACAAGAAGCATTATTGCAGCAGCAATATCTTAATGAAGCAGTCGCACAAAAACAATCTGTGCTAGATGGAATGGCTTCTGGGGAAACAATTAAGGATTACGTAAAAACAGTTAAACAATACACTCCAGATTTTGACCCAAGCGGTATGGGTAGTTACGGTTCTTCAGATAATTCATTTGATGAAAAGGTCTATAAGCAAAATCCAGAGAAGCTAAAAAAAGAACTATCTAAACTTGGCTATGAGGATGTTGATGTAGAAACGGGAGTTAGTGCCTTAGATACAACTATCTTAGCTGGATTGAGAAATGATGATTCTAGAAAAGAATACTTTCAGCGAGCAGGTAAGGGCTACGATTTACTTGAGACACTTAATATTGACGGGAGACAAAACTTTCTAGTTAAAAACAAAGAAGGCAAAAACATTCTTGCATTACCAAAGGGGATAAACATGAAGGATGTGGGTGCTTTCGTTGCTAGTGAAACAATACCAACCATGACTGGTATTGCTTTTGCCCCAGCTGGTGTTGCTGGTGGGCCTGCTGCCCCTGCTGCCGTTGCTGCGGCTGGAGCTGCTGGATATGCTGTTGGTGGGTCGATTCAAGATGCTGCACTTAGGGCTGTCCTATTCATGGATGTTAAGCCTAAAGAGATAGCGATTGATCGTAGCAAAGAAGCAGCGTTGGGATTTCTTACTGGTTATGGTGCAGGTAAAATAATCCAGCCATTAGCTAGGAGAAGTGGTTCGACCATTGAGAATATCGTTGCAAAAGATTTAATGGAGGCTGAGTCCCTACTTAAGAAATCGCCACGATACTCTAAACTGAAAGATATTGATAATATTACTCCAGTTGGTGCAGAGATGAGTGGCGAAGCTGGCATAGCTATCCAGAGGGGGCTTGCGGGTAAGTTCAAAGGCATGGATGTATCCACAAAAATGCAAGGTGTTCGTAATACACTTGGAGAAATCCAAGATGTTATCTTGAAAGAAGGGAAAGACCTGCCACCAGTTGACTTTACTAGGGTTAAAACTAAAGCAGAAAAATTAGCAGGACATATCGCAAGAAAAGATGAGAGTATCCGTAAGGCAAATGATAAAATCATTAGCCAGCGAGTTGACTATCTTAGACCTGTATCTACCAATAAAGTAGAGTTAGGTAACACTATCTCCAAACTTGTTGATGATGCTGCTGCTAAAGGTGACGAAATAAACAAGGCTACGTTTGATGCTTTCTATTCCAGCCCTAATGTAGCTAGTGTTTCAGTTCCTAAAGCGGAAGTTCTTGGGCAAATACAGAGAAAACTTAGTGACCCAATAAACAGGGGGCTAAGAAGCCCAGAGGTTGAGTCACTACTAAAAGAATACCAAAAATCATTCCCTGATAATCTCACAATGCGGGATATTGATAACATTAGAAAGGGTATTTCTGGTGCAACAAGTAAAACTAATTCATCCACAACATCACAGCAAGTGGCTTCTGGCGTTGCTGCTGAAGTGGGTAACATATTTGAAAACACACTCGCTAAATACAATCTTACAGCAGATTGGGCTAATACAATGAAGGTTTTCGATGAGACAAGCCTTGCTTTCCGTAGAAGTTCACCTGGAGCTATTTTAGCTGAAAAATTTGGGGCAAAAACTAAATCCCCAGAGGTGATGGTTGAAACTGCATTGTCCAGTACACAAGCGGCTAAAGACCTTATAGGTGCATTGAAAGTTACTGGCGATGATGCGGGTGCAGATATGCTTCGTGAGCAATTAAAGAATGTTTACAGAGAGCAAATTGGCATTGCCCCAGATGGTGTATTTAACGGCATAAACTCCAAGCATACACCTGAAATGGTTGAAACACTTTGGGAGAATCCAATCGTTGCTAAACGTATCAACTCACAAATCGCTGAGTTAAACGATGTTCTGAAGAAAGTTAAGGTCGATAAGGTAAACATGGATGCTGACGAAGCAAATAGATTACTTGAACTTATCCCACTTAATGAGCGCAAGGAGTTACTGAAACAGATAGAGAAGAAAGCTATCATTCAAAAACAACAAGAAAAGTTCTTTGATAATGAAGTTATTAAGTTGGCTAAAAATGGTCAATTTGATAACATAGATGGTGACGTATTAGCTCATACTGCACTATACAAAGCCACCCCAGATGATCTTGATGCAATAATGAGTATGCTAACTCCTTCTGGCAAGAAGAAGCTAGGTGCTGATATGTTCTCTAAACTCGGCAAAGATTTCGCTGGTGGAGCAGAGGAAGAATTATTGAGTGGAGGTCAAGCTGGTCTTAAAACACTTAGCTGGAAGAAGATTAACAAAGAACTTCTGGGTTATGATAGGAAGGATGGACGCAATGCCCCACAATGGCTGAAGAACATGGATAAAGTTGTTGGACGCGACACAATGGATGAGTTTATTGCTGTATCTAAATTAGGTGAGGCTAATTCACCATTAACTAAGATGGAAGCAGAAACAATGGGACTCCATAGCTTATGGTCGCCACAAGGGGCTAAGTGGTATGTATCAAATCCATTTGGTTATTTAAACAATAAAACATTAGCATTGGCTTACGGTTCAAATAACTTACGCCCGATGCTTCGCTATATGTCCAAAAACATTGGTGATGCTAAATACGCTGAAAACATGAATAAAATGATGCGTGGTATCACAATGACAAGACCTGGCATCCAAGCCATTATCGAGCAAGCCAAAGATGACCCGCAATTCTCTAGGGATGTAGGCTTAATGTATGCAGAGATGGCTAAAGAGCTAGAGCAAGAGAAGCAAGCAGCACAGCAGCGTTAATTTAGCTTGCCAAGTGCGGCAATAGCGATACATTCCAGCTTTATGGAAGAAGAAAAAGACACAGACCTTTCTACCATTGATAACAAAGATTCAATGGTTAAGTTCATGGACGCTATTAGGCAGCGAGCTAAAGACTTGCCTGCGAATTGTGCCGAGAACACAAAGCCAGATGTAGCTGCTAAAGCCCTATGGTTGCTGGCACAAGGGGCGAACATTACCGAGATACGCCGTATTACAAGCCTATCCAACGAGACAATCAGACGGCTTGAGTGGGATCATAACTCCACTCTAGAGCAGAAACGCAAGCAGTTCTCGACCCGTTACGCGATGGCTGCTATGGAATACACTGACCTTTTGTTCAAGAAAGCTGAACAATTACACGATGATCCTGAGCAACTGGCCTTAGTTTCCCCTGAGAAGCTGGCTACGACCATTGGTATTATGCAGGATAAATCATCCTCACTTGCTGGAATATCAGATGCTGGGGCGAACAAAAAAGAAGGCTTGTCTATTGAGGATGCTTTGGTTCTTATTGAGGCATCGAAGCAAAGACGCGCTAACAAGGTTATCGAAGCTGAGGTTGTAGTATGAACTGGACACCCCACGAAATACTTGGAATCCCTACGGATGACGAGATTGCCGAGATGGATGCAAAGGAGCTTGTCGAGCTTTACTCTGCACGGGAGGAAGCTATACGTAACGCTGACAAAGACCCTTTCAGATACGGCTTTAAGCTAGAGCATTGGTTTAAAGCGTGGGAGCAGCTAGATAATGTGAATGAAATTCTAGTGCTTGGTGGAAATCGCTGTCTCGCTGGACACCAAGAGATATTTGACCCGCTTTTAGGTAAGCATAGGAAAGTAAAAGATATTCAGGGCGATTTCCACGTATGGGCTTGGGATAGTTTCACACAAAAACCAGTTGTAGCGTTGGCTAAAAAGCCTTTTATAAAAGGTTTAGAACCGATGTTGTCATTTTGGTTCTCTGATGATAGCTATATTACCTGCACAAAATATCACAAGTTCTTTAATAAACCACATGGTTGGATTGATGCTAGAACAATCGCAATAGAAGGGGCTTGCTTAACTTCACCAGATGATTCTTTGATTACTGTTAAATATGTAAGGGAACAAGAGTTACAAGAGGTATGGGACTTTCATGTTCCTATTTACAATAGTTATTTCATAGGTGGTGTATTGTCGCACAACAGTGGCAAAACTGCATTTGGTTCTTACAGCGTGGTAAAAGCTGCTATCGAAAATCCTGGCAGTATCATCATGTGCTTTGCTCAGAGTGCCGAGGTTAGCATCAGACAGCAGCAAAGTGCCGTGTATAACTGGCTTCCACCTGAGTATCGGGTAAAACAAACCAGTAGCAACGCCTACATTAGTTATACGCTGAAGAACGGCTTTACCGACAACAGTTTGATCTTGCCGAACAAAAGCCAGATTCTATTTAAAACCTATTCTCAGTATCAGAACAACCCTACCTTTATCGAGGGTGCTGAACTTGGGTCTAAGAGCGCACAATGGCACAACGTGGGTGCGTGGCTTGACGAATACCTGCTTGGAGATGACCTGATTAACACGATGCGATTCAGGCTTGCTACTCGAAACAGTAAGATGCTTGTGACCTTCACGCCTATTGATGGCTGGACGGAGGTTATTAAGGACTACCTAGACAAAGCAAAAACCATAGCCACCAAGGAAGCAGAGTTACTGAATGGGGAGATTCTGCCCCACATCCAGATAAGTCATAAACGTAACGCTTCGATCCATTACTTCCATACCAAGGACAACCCATTCTCAGGCTACGAACGCCTTGCCAGCGACCTTAAAAACGAAAGCCGCGAGAAGATACTGATTCGTGCATACGGTGTTCCTGTGAAGTCTCAGGCGACAAAGTTCCCCAAGTTCAACAAAGAGGTGAACGTCATACCGCAAGACATGATACCCAAAACGGGAATTACGAGGTATCAGATTATCGACCCAGCAGGCAGCAAGAACTGGTTTATGGCGTGGATTGCCGTGGATGGCAGCGGAACGTATTACGTTTATCGGGAATGGCCAGACACAACCATTGGCGATTGGGCAGAATGGAAGAACGGAAGGTGGATGCCTGGAGAGGGAGCAAAGGGAATGGGCTACGGGATGCGTGATTACGTGAACCTAATTGCTGACCTTGAGGATGAGGAAGAAATCTATACCCGCATTATTGACCCGCGACTTGGAGCTGCAAAGTATCAGGCACAAGATGGTAGCAGCAGTATCATTGAGGACTTAGCCGAGAACGACATTATTTGCATACCTGCTCCTGGCTTGGACATTGAGGACGGCTTACAAGCGTTAATTAGCAAGATGAGTTGGGATACAAGCAAGCCGATGGACAGCTTGAACCGCCCTAAGTTCTACGTGAGCGAGGAATGTGGAAACATCATTAGCGCATTATCAGAATACACGGGTGAGCAAGGTTTGAAGGAAGCATGGAAAGACCCATTGGATTGCTTGCGTTATGCGGCAATCTATGATATTGACCATGTAGAGGCTAGTGCATTGCAGATTACCCGCCAAGGATCGGGAGGCTATTAAGATTATGAATACAAAGAAACCACGAAAAGAAAGAGCAGTTAAAGCAGTTAAAAGTGTTGAATCTGAACCAGTAGTAGAAGTTAAGGCTGAACCAGAAGTTTTTGAAGTATATGCCATTGGCGTATGCCCTAATCCAATGTGGCTAAGGGGAATGACTCGTGACACAATGAAGTGTAACATCCAAGTTCCCAAGGCTAGTATGCGAGATGGATTAGTTGGCAAATGGATGAAAGCGACAAAGATTGACGGAGTGGAAGAAAACCATTACAAGTTCCTTGCATGAGCGATCAATTATCAGACCAAGACGTAGCGATGATCTACGTTCAGAACGAACCGAATATCGGAGGACTCCAAGATGCTTATGATAAAGCTGTATTGGATCAAGAGGAATATATCGAATCGTGTGAACGAGCCTACAATGATCGCCGTAATATGTGGCCTGGCAAGACCAGCGATATGCGGAAGAAAGGGGCTAATGCTTTCCCTTGGGATGGTGCTTCCGATATGGAGGTTAATACGATTGGTGAAAGAATTGATACCTATGTTGCGTTGCTTACCCAAGCACTTGACCGTAGCCACATCAAAGCGTTCCCAACGAACCATACTTCGATGTCTAAGGCTTCGGTTGTTTCGATGTTCTTGAAGTGGATGCGTAAAAGCTATATCCCAGATTTCAAGAAGCAAATGGAACTGGGTGCTAACCACCTTCTTGAGAAGGGCATTATGGTTTCATACGTTGGTTGGAAGCGTGAGAAACGCACGTTTAAACAAGTAGTTACCCTGCAAGAGATTGAGGCAGCAATGCCAGAACTTGTAGAGATTCTACTTGGTGACAACATTGCAGAGGCAGAAGAATTTGTTGCAAATGCCTATCCTGACATGAGCAAGAAGCGTGTTAAGAAAGCGGTATCAGAACTACGCATGATGGGCATAACGGAAGTAAGTATTCCGAGGATGAGCGTTGATTGTCCTATTGTTCAAAGCTGTGAGCCTGATGGTGAGGTTATCTTCCCGTCCTACGTTACAGACCCACAACGCGCTCCATACGTATTCTGGCGCACGTTCTACACCCCACAAGAGCTTGAAAAGAAAGTTGCCACAGAAGGTTGGGATGCCGAGTGGGTTGACGAAGCCATTGAAAGACTTAAAGGAAGTGATTCGCTTGATAACCAGACGGCAAGTGAACGCTCGCAACGCCGTGACTTAGGTGATGACCAAGACTTGATTATGGTTGTCTATGCTTACCAGCGTTTGATTGACGAGGAAGATGGCAGCGAAGGGATTTACTGCACCGTGTTTCATCCAGATACCGATGGCTATGCAAAGCACGAACTACTTAATGGCTACGATGACTATCCGTTTATCATTACCCGCCTAAATGACAACCAGAAACGGATGTATGAAACTACTTCGTTTGCTGACATTCTACGTGGCCCACAATGGCAGATTAAAACTGAGCGTGATAGCCGTATCGACAGAACAAGCATGGCTACCTTGCCACCATTGTTCCACCCAGCAGGGCAACCGCCTAAAGAGTGGGGGCCTGGCAGACGCTTACCTTATCGCCGTTTAGGTGAAATCGCTTACGGGCCTATTCCACCGTTCGATCCTGGCAGTGAGCGTATCGAAGCACAAATGATTTCCCAAGCCGACAAAGCAGTTGGGCTTGATCTTGAGAACCCGCTTTCGGCACTTCGCCAGCAGTTTGTTGTGAACAAGTTCCTTGACCATGTTAAGGATATTCTTTCACTCGCCTTCAAACTGTTTCAACGCATGGGGCCAGATGAAGTATTCTTCCAAGTTACAGGCAGCCCTGACCCACAGGTGATGGCTAAAGGTGATGCCGATGACAACTTCTCCATTATCGTATCGTTTGACACCCGCGAGACTGACCCTGAGACGGTAGAGACGCAGATGAAGAACATCGCTACCTTAATGCAGATTGACCGCAACGGGCGTATCAACGTGGATAAACTGCTTGAGCTATTGGCAGCACAGATCAATCCGTTCATCGCTGACTACGTGTTGCAACCTGCCGAGGAAGCGCAAGACAAGATGCTTAAAGATGTATCGGATGACTTGTCGAAAATATACGCAGGTATCGAAATGCCAGCTAGACCGAATGGTGCTGCCTTTGCAATGCAACTTGTCCAAGCCTACACGCAACAACCAGACGTAGCACAACGCTTACAAGGTGACGAGGCTTTCGCAGCTCGTCTTCAGAAATACGCACAGCAGTATCAGATGATGCAGATGCAAGCACAGAACGCAGTAACAGGCAGGCTTGGAACTAGCGAGGCTAACGTGAGCGGTGTATCAACTCAAAACATGGAAGGTTAATCTTATGAAAAAAGAAATGATTAAACGAAAAGACGGCTCGTATTCGCAGCGTGGATTGTATGACAACATCAGAGCGGCTGCTGGTTCTGGTAAGAAGCCTAGCAAGGAAATGCTGAAGCAAGAACGCAAGATCAAGCGGAAGTAACCTATGGAAAAGCGTTTTAAGAAGGTCGTAAAGAACCCTGAGACTGGACGGACTAAGACTATCCGTTATGGTTTGGCAGGATTAGCCAGCGATGGTAAAGACCGTATTAGACCAGGCACTTCCAAAGGCGATTCGTACTGCGCTCGTAGTGCCAAAATCAAGGGTGATTGGAAAGATGACCCGAATAGCCCGAACAACTTATCAAGAAAAAAATGGCGTTGCAAAGGAAGCAAATCCATGCGATAACAAATAAACAAACCTTACTAAAAGACTAATGATTCCACGCCCTACCCTAGAACAATCGGTTCTCGCATTGAGTGACCGCGATGAATACAAAGTAATTCTTCAGTATATCCGTGATGAGCGTGAACGTTTTTTCGGTGATTTACGGCAAGCAGCAACATCTGATGACGTAATGAAGATCGCTGGTTCTATTGCAACCGCAGATGAATTGCTGGGTATGCTTGACTCGAAGCGGCAATGATGTATCTTTTCCTTGCAAATAGTTAGTGTCTTTTCTGTTTGTGGTTTGTGCAAAACGCTAGAGGGGTAAAATCTTCTAGCGTTTTGTCGTTTATGCGTAGTTGATTTAAACGCTTGTTTTACATTAGTGTTTCGCTAATCATTAGCTATTGACTAATCATTAGTAATCTGCTTATGTTTCTGCATCGCCATCGCCAAGGCGCAAACTGGTGTAAAAAAACATGAAAGCAAACCAAGACTCCACCGCTGGGGAGGATAATTCCAGTGTATCAGACAACCTTAGTTCAGATGCCCTAATTAGGCAGCTTATTGAGGGTAACACACAAGAAGTAGAAGCCGATACTGAAACGGAAGAAGTTTCTGAGGAAGAGCCAGAGCAAGAGCTTGAAGAAGCTAGTGAGATGGAAGAAGCCGAAGAAGTGACCGAAGATGAGGAAGAAGCTGAAACAACTGACGAAATCGACCTGCTTAACCTTGAACCTGAGCAGATCCAAGCACTAGCAAAGAAAGGCAAGAGCCGCCTTCTTGAGCGTATCGGGGAACTGACCGCACAGAAGAAAGCATTGCAAGCCCAGCTAGAGCAGAACGGATCAAAGCCGCAGGTAAAAGCTATCCCGAAAGAACAGAATCCATTTGGAGAACTTAACACCGTTGAAGAAATATCAGCAAAGTTTGAATCCTTTGAAGGGACTTTAGAGACTACGGATAGGTTGCTTGAAGAATATGAAGATTACAGCCTAGATGACATCATCGAAGTTGGCGATCAACAGTTCACCAAGAAACAAATTAAGCTGGCAAATCGCAATGCTAGGGACGCGATAGCTAAATATCTACCCGCCCAAGCAGCCCACTTGCAGAAGTTGGAAAGCTATAAAGTAGCTAACCAGCAATGGCAGGAAGCAGCGAAAGCCGAAGTGCCAGAGATCAATGACGAGGAATCGGAAATTGGCAAGGCATACAGTCAACTTGTGAACGACCCATTGGTAAAGCAGCTTAAAGAAAGCCAACCCGAACTTGGGGTTCAAATAGAATACATCCTAGCTCACGCCGCAAGGTCGAAGTTTGGAACTGCAAAAAAAGTAATGCAAGGCGCAGGACAGAAGTTGAAGGTGAAACCACCCGCTTCCCCTGTTGGAGCTGGAGCATCACGGCAAGGGCAGGGACAAACAAGCAAATATGCTGAAGCGATGAAACGGTTCGAGCAAAGTGGTTCTGTTGAAGATTGGATTGCTGCTCAAAAATATAAATGAAGTTAAAATTCTAAACACCTAAAATTATGCCTATTTCAACTACTTATCAACCAACCGTGCCTAGCACAAGTTCCTCCGTTGGATCAAACAAAGGCAACCGCGAAGATCTTTCTTCGATGTTGACCATGCTTGAGCCAGAACAAACCCCTATTACTTCCCTTTGCGGTAAAGCAAAAGCAAGTGGTGTTCTTCACGAATGGGTTGTTGACGGTCTTGACGCACCATCCGCCAATGGTATCAACGAGACTTCCGATGTTAGTGCTTTCAGCAACAAGTTTGCTAACCGCGCTCGCCTTGGTAACTACACCCAAATTTTCCGCAAGGACTACCTCGTTTCCGACCTGCAAAACGCAGTTGCAAGCGTTGGCCCTGCTGACGTTGCCCAAGCTAAAGCTAAAGCATTGCGCGAAATCAAACGCGACATCGAGTTCGCTATTGCTTCTGCCAATGACCGTCAAGCTGAAGATGGTGTGAACCCATACAAACTTCGTGGTCTTGGTGACTGGATCGACTCTGCTGGCCCATCTGATGTGCCTGCTGGTTATCGCACCCCTGCTGGTTCGATCAAATCCGCTACCCTTACCGAAGCTACCCTGAACGATCTTCTTGGAAGCATCTTCTCGGAAACTGGTGAGATGGGCAACCTTACGATGGTCGCTAACGTGGCTCTTCGTAAAGTGATCGCCAACTTCACCCGTGCTGAAGGAACGACCACCGCTACCGCATACAATGTGAACGAGGATGCAACTTCCCGTAAGATCACCCTTAGCGTATCGCTCTTCGATACCGACTTCGGTGTTATCAAACTGGTGAACGGCAACCCAGCCTGTATGCCAACCGCTACCACCAACATCGGCTACGTCCTTGATCCTAAGTATCTTGGTATTGGCACGTTGCTCCCACTTGAGTCTGTTTCTCTTGAGAACCAAGGAGCAGGTGAGCGTGGATTCGTTAAAACTGCACTTACGCTTGTTTGCAAATCCCCACAAGCACACGGTAAAATCGCATACTAATTAACCAATAATAAATAAAAAATAATACTATGAGTGCTTATCAACTTGTTAATAACGAATCAGCCCTTCGCACGTATGTGTATGTTGCTGAATACACGGGAATCCAAGCTAACGCTACGAGTGCAAACCAAAAAGTCATCGGGGTTATCCCTGCTGGCGGTGCGGTTGCATTTGCCTATGCTTATGAGGAAATTCCTCTTGTCGGTGCTTCTGACATCACTCTGGACGTTGGCACGACTGCCGCCGATCCCGATGAGTTCATTGACGCATGGGATGCCGATGCTGGCACTCCTGCTTGCAACACTGGTGATGCTTGCGTTCAGGTTGCTGGTAACAGCACCTACCTCGCTGGCTGGAAACCAGTTGGCATCGCTTCTTCCGCAACGCCTATCTTGGCTGAGTGGAACGGCACTGTTGCCAGCTTGACCGCTGGTAAAGTGGTTGTTGTTGTGGGCGTGATTGCTCCTGGCGACTTCTAAAAAACTTGGGTGGCGAGAGGTTCTATCCCTCTCGCTGCCTATACTTTTTCTACAAACCATGATCCTTCAACCTAGCGAAGAAGCAATGACACACGCTCTTATCCGTGAGATTATTACGGGTGAGCAACTGAAGAAAGACATCACCAAGCAGCGTGAAATTGAAGCTGCACGAATTGCCAAAGATTACCGTGATAGAGGTAGGCGTAAGGGTGCTAAGATGACCCACCTAGCCGAGATTCCACAACGGGAGTATCTTCAAATAGCACAAAAACATGGAGTTGAATGTTGGGATGACAGAGGCTTTATTAAAGATTTCCAAAGACTTGAGCCGACTATGGCTAGTAACAAAATCTCCACAATGCGTGAGATTTAACCATTAACACAATATGCAAACTAAGGACTATACAACCGATCTTCTGCCTTTAATCAAATCACTTTGTGGAGTTGAGTTTGCAAACCTTGAGCTTCCTAGGATTAAGGCAATGATAAATAGCCGTGCTAAGAGAGCTTACCGTGCTAGTAACTTCTGGCCTAGATTCTTAGTTGTTGGTGAGGAAAGAGATGTGGTTAATGGCTATGTGCCTTGGACGCAGGCTGGGCTTGATTCCGTGGATACGTTTGTTATTATCCACAGGTCTGCTCCATATATTGCTGACAGCGCACAGAACTTTGATTTCTACGTTGACTTCACAGGGGCAAAGATTGTTGATGGTGACTTGAATAGTGCTTCGGCATATGCCACTTACAAGAAGCAAACAACCGCCGTTTATGGTGACGGAACAGGTGGAACAACTTCTTCGATTCCTGACGAGTGGTTTGAATACCTGGCGCACGGAACATATTCTGATTGGCTTAGGTCTGAGGGGCAGATGGAAAAATCACAAATTGCTGATGCCGAGGCTATGGATAAGCTGACAGATGAGTTGATCCGTATTGACGAAATGCGTTCTAGTGCATTAGTATCCACCCGTATTCAGACAAACGCAAATATGCAATCACGTTGGAGCTACTAATGAACTATTCTTTATCATATTCACTTGGAAAAACAATGGTTGTAACCCGTGGTGATGCTGATGCTAACGCATATATTGCAGCAGTAGAAGCAGCGGGTGCAACTGTTACAAGCACACAACGTAATGCGATTGATGATTTTTATGTAGCTGCAAAAACAAGTAGTTACTACACCAGTCTAAAACGCCTTTATTTCCCTATCTGGGGAGTAGCTGCTGCCAACGCTATCGACATGATTAGCTTAATTAGTGGCACGTTTGTTGGTGGGGTTACCCACGGAACTGGATACGTTCAAGGGAATGGTTCTACGGGTTATTTTAGAGCAGGTAATTTTGGAACACTTGGACTCTCTAAAACAAATTTTAGTTCGGTTATTGGTATTTCTCAAATTGCATCGGTTGATGGCGGTGCTTATTGGGGATTAGGAAACTCAAGATTTACTGCAATCCGCAAAAACTCAGCAACATCAATACAAAGAAGTTATTGTGCAAACTCTACTACCCCAGCAGCAGTTCCAACAGGTATTATCAGCACAAGTGTTGATGCAACAAGGTTGCTTACATCACGCCGAATCACATCAGGATATACAGCTTTAGAATCAGTAGCAGTCCCTGCTGGAACATTCCCAACAGGAGAAGTTATTACTATGGGATATAATTTAGCAGGTGATAGTGGAACAACTTTTAATCCCGTTATTATATCAACATCACGGCTCACCCTTTACGGTTGGGGAACATCTTTAACGGATGCTCAAAACGAAACATATTCACTTAATCTCAAAAACCTATTTGAAGGTTGCACGGGTTTAACTCTTCCTTAATATGATCGGATTTATTACAGACATACAAACCGCCCAAGCAGTCATTGACGGAATCCGCAACGCCCAAGAATCCCGTGGATTGCCTTATTACTGGACTACTGGGAGTTATCCTATTTACACAGGAACACACGCTGGCAAAGTATTCCTTCCTTTCGATGATGAAATAATGGCAACTAACTTACGAAAAGGACTGACACCTGTGGACTTCCCAGAATTTGAGCAACTTGTAGTATCACTTGGTGGATTGGACGCACGGATAGACCTAGCCCCACAAGCTATCATTAACCCTAACGCATCGACCTTTTAATTTTTATCTTATTCCTTAATGTTATGAACGAACATTCTCATCTGTATAATCTGGTCAACGGGGCAATCGGAACTGTCGCGTCATTATTAGGCGTGATTAGCACGTTTCAGGAGCAGTTTGAGTATGGGGTTAGGATTACTGGCGGGGTAATTGGTATCTTGGTTGGCTTGATAACCTTGTTTAATTTTGCAAGAAAGAGAAGATAAACAATTATTTCCTTGGGAATAGTCTTGACAACCCTTTAGGAAAGGTTAGATTCGCCTTTGCCTATTAAACGTATAATCAAATAATCAAATGAAAATCATCATTGAATATCTAAAACAAGAATCCACCTGGCGTGGTCTTATTGCTATCGCAACAGCTTTTGGCATCACAGTTAGCCCAGAGCAATCTAGTGCCATCATTGCTGCTGGACTCGCTGCAATCGGGCTAATCAATACCTTTAAAAAGGATTGAGCTTAATACAAACCATAACCCTCGCATTACAAGCCTACATCCTCTGGGTGCAGACGGGTGCGGAACGAGAACTAGACACATTAGAAGATGAAATATACGATTGCATTGATGATGGTAGTCCTGCTGCCAAACTGCGGGTCAAGCGTCTTGAGGCTAGGAGACAAAGAAAGCTACGCGCAGTCATCGCTTTACGACCCCCCGACAATCCACCTGAAGCTGGGGCAGATATACCAGTTTGAGGAAGGGCAATTAGAAGGGCGTGGACAAAAGTTCCATTCAGACGCATCGTATCGAGACGCAGCCATACTGAAATGAACCTTGAACCTAACGATGACGAAACCGATACCGTGATGCCAGAAATTCTAGCTTTGTTGGTATTAGCTCTATTAACTTACGTTTATTGGAGATTATGATTGCAATCTGCATAGGACACAGCCGCAAGATCAACGGGCGTTATGATGGCGGGGCTTATAGTCCTACGCTGAAGATCAATGAGCGCGACTTTAATTTAAAGGTCGCAAGTGAACTTCGGGATGTGCTGGATTTAAATGGGATTAAATCGGTTATCCTAAATGATTATAAGGGCAATGGCTACGGGTCAGCGATGGCTGATATAGCTAGGCAGGTAAAGGAAGCTAAGGCATCTCTAGCTATCGAGCTGCATTTCAACTCGGCATCACCAGAAGCTACTGGGCATGAATGGCTTTACTGGCATACATCTTTGATTGGTGGAAGGATTGCTAAGAAGTTTGATTCGGAGTTCTCAAAGGAGTTTCCAACCATTAAATCGCGTGGGGTAAAGGCGATCACCAAGAAGGATCGTGGCGGCAAGTTCCTGGAGCTTACCCATTGCCCTGCTTTGATACTTGAACCATTCTTCGGGTCATCGGTTTTGGATTGTTCCAGAATCAACGTAAAGGGAATTGCAGAAGCATACGCAAAAGCAATCAAACAATGTATCAACGTATAATATGATGAAACTACCTACGAGCATCAAGATAGCGGGGCAACGTGTTAAGATTAAAGTTGGCAAGCTAGAAGAAGCATATGGGCAATACGAACATGAAAGCAGAACTATCTGGATTTCAAATACGATTAAGAAGGACAGAGAAATCCTTATCACTTTACGGCATGAAATGTTGGAAGCCTCTTTACTCATATCTGGAGTGGGTTGGGGCGAAAAATACGATCAAGAACCAATCGTTCGATGTGTCGATGAGGTCTTTTGGCCAGCTTACGAATCATTAAAATTAAAATAATATGAGCTTTAAAAGATTTATCATAGCCGCAGATAGTCACGGCGAGCTTATTCACAAAGAGTCATTGTCTAAATTGATGGGGTTTTGTGATACATGGAAGCCACATATTCGGGTTGATTTAGGGGACGTATGGGATTTCGCACCACTTAGAGGAGGAGCAAGTTTAAACGATCAAACTCGCAGCATATCAGAAGATTACCAAGCTGGGATTAGATACCTGGAGACATACCGCCCGAACCTACTTACTTTAGGAAACCACGATGCACGAATCTGGGAATGGGCTAGTAGCAAGTCCAATGGCGTTATGCGCGATCATTGTCAAGGTTTAGTTGATTCATCTATACGCAAGTTTAAACAGCTTAAAATCACTTGGATTCCTTACCGAGTCGGAGCGTATCTAACTCTACCAGATAGCAAGGTTAAGCTAATCCACGGCTTCCACAGCGGGGTTAATCCAGCTAAGATGCATTTTGAGCGGTATGGGCAATGCGTCCACGGACACGTCCACGCTCCGAACCAATATACCGCTAGACATATCGAAGGCGGCGAGGCTCATTCAATCGGCTGCATTGGTGATATTAACCAGATGGAATATGCCGACAGACATACAGCTAAACTAGGCTGGCGACAAGGTTTTGCATACGGAATTATTAACACTAAAACAGGAGACACAAAACTATGGCACGTAACGAAAGAAGGGGAAACTTGGATCAGTCCACAAGGAATCATCTAAGCGCATTAGATCGACTAATCGAGGAGCAATTCAACGCATCGCAACCAATCCAGCCCGATGAATTTACATTGGCTCAGATAGGCGATCAACTAGCTAGTAAGGGTCAAAAGCTAGGCGAGAGTGCGTTAAATCGCCGTATGAACCAACTACTAGCGGATGGCGTGGTTACGGTGCGTAAAGCTGCGGTTAATGGTCGCCAGTCTAAGATATTCCGCTTCGTCTGATATGTCGCCAAATATGACGTTTTAGAACAGATTAAGCGGATATGTCGTTAAGAGTGACGTATTAAACCGCGAGATAATTGCATAAAACGCAACCAACCCGTTACAAAACGTCACAGGTTGAATACAATTATCAACCTTTTGTCAGATTTTATCCTTTTGATAAGTTTAAATCAACCCGTTTAATGTCTCATTTGTGCTACATAAAAGCAGGTTTATGTATATTTAAGCCGACATTATGTAAATGTTTTAAGAATCTAAATCGACCCGCTTTCACCTAAAACTCTTCCAGTCAAAGAGAAAACCTTTACCAGCCTCATTTATTCTGGAGATCACAGGCTTAGGTAGCAACTCCTTGAGCCTGTTCTTCGGGTGATTGGTTATGATGATCGTTGGTAACTTTGCCATGTAGCGTTCATCTATGATTCGCTTTAGCTTTCGCTGTCCATACTCGCTTTTGACGCAGGAATCTAGCTCATCAATCACCAGCAATGAAGCACCAGAGAAGGCCTCCATAACATTCCGTTCACTTGTAGCGTCATTGTCGCTGCTGAAAGATGATCTAAGCTCCTCCAGCATCTTGTCTGCCGTGGTGTAGGTCGCTGGCATGATCTTATTTACGCCAAAAACATACTGTGTGCGCTCTTTCTGGAGCTTGGCTAGTTCGTAGCTCATTCTGGTCTTGCCTGTCCCACAATCGCCTACAAACACCGCTATGCCCCCATCTTTCATTAGCTTCCGTGCTTCTTCGAAATGAGCAAGCCAGCCATCGCCAACGCAATCCTCTGGCTTTGTGTCTTTAAGTCTTGCGGGGAATCTTCTTAGTGTTGCCATTCGCTTGTCTCCTTGTTTGTGGTTTGGTAAATATATGGTAGGAAGCATAGCCCTGCTCCTTCGGTGCTTGGACATTCTTAATCCAATCGTTCACCTGGGAGGGTGCTAGTGTCTTAGCTTCTTCTGTGTCAAGCATAAGCTCTAGGGCAGAGCTGAATGAGATACCCTTAGAGCAAGCCAGCTTATGTATGCGTCTGTGTGTCTCTGGCAGCAGCATCACCTTCTTGCCGATCTTCTCCTTGTTGATCGGGTCGGCTACTCTGCTGGGGACAAACTTGAACTTGTTCGGGTCTATCTTTGGGACGTTTGAAAATGAGTTCATAATTATCTTGATATGCTTTTAGGTCATTTACTCTTGACCAATCACCCTTGTGGCTCATCGCTCCCTCCTTTCACGGCTCTTCTTAATGCTTCGACAAGCTGTCCAGCTTTTTGGAGATCACCTGCTCGGCAACTTGTGATGTTGGTTGGGTGGAACAATCTTCCTCCATCGCTTTCTTCGGTGATGTCTAG